CAACACGGGCGTGATCATGCCACTGGCGGTGGATGCCTGATGGGAGTTTGGCGACTTGTCTACGACAAGAACGTGCTGAAGCGGCTCTGGGCGGCTGGCAAGACTCATGTAGAGATTGCCGCCGCCTTGGGCTGCTCAGCCGGCTACGTCGAAAAGCTACGGAAACGTCACGGCCTGCCGCGACGTCCTCGGTGCCACCACGGACCACAGGAAGACGATCCGACGCCAGAGCAGATCAAAGAGCGTGCGGCTGAGTGCATAGCACGGCGAGAGCCGCCAGCAGTGCCAAAGACAGAGCGAGTCATCGCCCCGAAATACTCGTGGGATGGATTTCGCTTTACCGCTTTGAGTTGACACGCTCGCTAGTGTGATTCGCAGTGCCGCACGGAGCGGCTTTCACTAGTCGAAAGGACGGACGATATGCGAAGGATTTGCATGGTTGTGGCTCTGGCGTTCTGTGGCGTTGTGGCGAATGCGGACAACGTCGTGATCAACGCACGACGGGTGAACATCACATCTGCCCAGCAGGACGCCGAGATCATGGCACGCTCAGGCGTGCTGCGTCACTGCGGCACCGCTGGTGGCAGGCGTGAGGGCATCGGCTTCTCGTCGTCGTCGCCGGATGCGGCGCTGCGGAACTGCTGCTACTACGGGCGATACCGCATCGTGGAAAAGGCAGTCGCTCGTGGCCCGCGTGGCTGGTTCGCTGTGATCAGGTACGAATGAAAACGCAGTGGATCACGGTCGAGTTCCTCGGCGGCCCACTGGACGGCGCTTTACGGCCCGTCCAAGTGGGCACCGCCATTTACTACCTCGCCAATGGTGCGGTCATCCATGCGTATGCGCTTGACGAGATCCACGAAGGGCATTACGTGCGACAGGTGATGCGGCACTACGAAATCATCCACTCGTCGTGGTTTGCTTGACGCGGGTGCGATGCTGCGTGCATGAAGCCGATCACGTTCAGCGTCGCAGGCGATCCAGTGCCGCAGCCACGGGCACGCATCACGACTCGCGGCAAGTTCGCGCATGCGTACACGCCGAAGAAGCATCCGATCAACGACTACCGAAAAGCAATATCGCAAAGTGCGATAGAAGCGATGGGCGACGCAGAGCCGACGTCAGAGCCAGTAAGCGTCGTCATCGACGCTGTGTTCGCACGACCGAAGTCACACATGACGAAGCGTGGTGTGAAGCCAACAGCACCGAAGCTTCCACGACCTGACTGCGACAACATAGCCAAGGGTGTGCTCGATGCGTTGGCGTTAATCGTGTGGCTTGATGACACGCTTGTGCAGCGACTTGTCGTGGAGAAGAGCTATGGCGATGAGGCGAGAACGACGGTGAGGGTGCAGTAGCAAAAAAGATTTGACACCCGCCGTACAACCAATGGCGAAAGGATTCACCTATGGACAACACAAAGACCCAATCAAGCGAGAGCTTGGTTGACGTGCTGATTAGCGAGCATGAAATCGAGAAGATTTGCACGTCCCGTGCATCGCAAAACAACAGCAACGCGAGGACATGCGAAGAGCCAGAGCGTCTGCGGGCTTCTGACTTGCTGGACCTTTACTACAAGCAGCAGGGCAGATGCTGTTGCTGCGCTGTAGCTTTGACAACGAAATCGATACAGCTTGATCACATTGTCGAAGCAAACCACAGGGCGAAACTCGCCGCTGTCATCGCCAGGCAGCCGCATTCGTTTGGACCAAGTGCAGCCATCTCGAATGTTCAGTGGATTTGCAAGACATGCAACTCCGTGAAGGAAACATGCCGCCGGCACAGAATCGAGCTAACGAACTACGTCAACGCTGTTGCAGTCCAAGCGAGCAATGGATTTCCGATTAGAAAGGCAATCAGCGTAACTGGGGCTTTTAAAACAAAGTCGGAGCTTCGTGCGGATGCTCTGAAAAAGCTTTTTGACAGGCGGCGGCAATCACTTACGGTGCGTGAGGCCTGCGAAGCAATTCACGGCACCGAATACGATTGCTGTTCGCAGCTTGTTGCCAAGGAATTGCGTCGCATTGGGTGGAGGGGCGCTTCGTGGCGTGCCTCGCAAAAGGTCTCGCTTGTGTTTGATGTCGTGTCGTCTACTGCTAGTGCCATGAGGACAAAGAAAGATTGGTGGCGTCTCGTAAATGAGAAGATGGTCGAGACAATAGAGTCGTCTATTTGTTTCGTGCGATTTTGCCAAATCGTAGACGACAACGGCATACAACTTGCCGTGCGCGACGATGCGCCTGCATATCGGCCAAAAGCCTCGCTGCTTCGAGCGCCATGCTCGCAGGATCGTGCAGCAGTTCTGTTTGTCGCCAAAGAGGCAGGCGTGCGCGGAATGGCTCCATGCGACATCATTGAAGCAGTTGTTTCTGACAACAAACCAGAGCAAATCGTTGTCGCCGCTATTGATGAATTAGTTGAGGCTGGGAGGCTCCAGCAAGCCGTCTCAGGGAATGGGGCATTGGTATACGCCGCTGATAGCAAAGAAGCAGCAGAAATCATCGGCGTGTCTTTGACACGACTTAAGAAGTGGGCTACGCGGAATTGGGATGGGTGCGAGAAGAAGCCAGAGTTTTTCAAGGCATCTGATAAGCCAAAAGGCCACCGCTTTTATGCGTTGGACAAACTCCATGAGTTTGTGGCAAGTCGAACGCCACACAGACTAGATCTGTCTGTCGCGGGGAAAAGAGAGTCTTGCGTCAACGGCGGATCGCTTGGCGGTCGGCCAAAACAGCGGCTTTTTGCGTAGCAGATTGCTACGGAGACCCCCCAACAGGGCGGCAATGAAAAGGTACTTTGCCGGGTTTTCAGCGGAAGCCTCATACGCGAGCTTGCCTTTTATGACACTGTTTCCGGCCCGCATGCCCCCTATTTTTTATGCCCAAAAACTCAGCTAGATCGCAACGCGAGGACGCCGCTCGCCTCAGGCACCAAAAAGAGAATGTGCGGGCGGGGCACCGATCCAGAGAAGTTCACAACACCGCCAGAGACATTGGCGACCTTCCCGCCGTTGCAAACCACAAACGCAGAGACTCATGCCGAAACTCTTTCCAGCAGTTTTGCGAAACGTACGGCACTGAATCCTTTCCGTTGGCGTGGTCCGCTGACCATCTGACGGCTATCGCCAAGATTGAGGCGGCTGTGCTGCGTGGCGAGTTGTTCGCCTTCGCCATGCCCCGTGGGTCTGGCAAGAGCACGCTGTCGATCTGGGCGTGCATCTGGGCAATGCTGTACGGGCACCGCTCTTTCGTAATGCTGGTCGGTGCGGATCAATCCATAGCTTGTCAGATGCTCGACATCGTCAAGGCTCACCTAGAAACAAACGACCTGCTTTTGGAGGATTTCCCAGAGGCGTGCTTTCCGATCCGTGCCCTTGAGCGAATTAGCCAGAGAGCCAAAGGCCAGACGTACCAAGGCGAGCCTACGCAGCTGGAGTGGACCGCAGACCAGATCACCCTAGCATGGATTCCTGGTGCGCCTTCAGCGGGTGCAGCTGTTCGCGTAGCTGGCATTACAGGCCGCATACGAGGTGCGCAGCACATTTGCGCAGACGGAAAAACAGTGAGACCGTCTCTTGTGCTGATCGACGACCCACAGACTGACGAGTCGTCAGCGTCGCCGTCGCAGGTCGCCACCCGTGAACGCATCCTTTCCGGTGCCATCCTCGGGCTCGCCGGGCCGGGCGCGAAGATCGCTGGCTTGGCGACCATCACGGTCATTCGTCCCGACGACCTGGCTGACCGGCTGCTGGACCGCATGCGGCACCCGTCGTGGCAAGGCGAGCGTACGAAGTTGATCTACGAGTGGCCGACGGCGGATGAACTGTGGGGCCAGTATTCCGAGATGCGTCGAGAGGGGCAGCGTAGCGGTGAAGGCACTGCGGCGGCTGACGCCTTCTATCGGGCGAATCAGGCGACGATGGACGCCGGGTCTCGGGTGGCGTGGCCGGAACGGAAGCACGACGACGAACTGACGGCGATACAGCATGCGTGGAATCTACGGATTGACCGTGGCGAGAGTGCGTTCCAAGCGGAGTACCAAAACGCACCGCTGGCGGATGACATCTCGTCCGAGAAACTCGACAAGCGGGCGCTCGCCGCTCGTGCGTTGACGCTCTCGCGTGGGACTGTCCCACTTTCCCACCAGACACTCACGGCGTTCATCGACGTGCAGGACAAACTTCTTTACTGGCTGGTCGCATCGTGGGGCGATTCGTTCGGCGGTCACGTCGTGGCATACGGCACCTATCCCGACCAAGCGTCTACGTTCTTCGAGGCGAAGAACGCCAAGAAGACTTTGGCACTTTCTGCCAAGGGTGCCGGGTTCGAGGCGGCGCTGTCGGCTGGCTTGGAGTCGCTGACGCAGATTCTTCTCGGCAAGGATTGGATGCGTGAAGACGGCGTCGCCATGCGAGTGCGTCAGGTGCTCGTTGACGCCAACTGGGGGCAGTCCACTGAGACGGTGCGGACGTTCTGCCGTCGTTCGACGTTTGCGGCGATGTTGTTGCCATCTCACGGCAAGGGCATTGGTGCCAGCGGTGGCAGCTTGACCGAGAAGAAGGGGCGAGGCGAGAAGATCGGGCTGAACTGGGTCATGCGGCAGACGGCGACGAATCAACGCTACGGCGTCTACGACACGAACTTCTGGAAGACGTTCAGCGCGGCTCGGCTGCGGCTGGCGATGGGCGACCCAGAGGCGATCACGCTGCACGCCGGCGAGCACGACATGCTCATCGAGCACCTGACCAGCGAATACCCGGTTCGCACTGAGGCACGCGGGCGAGTCGTTGACGAATGGAAGCTAGACAACCGCCGCGAGAATCACTGGTGGGACTGTCTCGTTGGGTCTGCGGTGGCGGCGTCGATTGCCGGCGTGCAGCCCGTGGCGACTGAGGCGGGTGGACGCCAGCGGAAAAAGGTGACAATCCCGACGAATTCAAACGGGAAAAAGATCATTCAGGTAAAGCGTCTCAAATGAACCAGATCACACTCACCACCATTGACGGGCTTGACCCTCGTGACATGCTGGCGATCCGCTCCAGGCTGACGAAGCCGTCGAGCGAGTTTCAGCTTGAGGTTGCTCAGGTGCTTGAGGGTGACGCAAGCAGTTGCACGCCGGTCGCCGTCTGGCACGCTGACGGTGCGATGCTGGCTTGGGCGTGCTCGCACGTATGGCGTGGCATGCAGACGCTTGAGCAGTACGTCGAGGAACGCTATCGGCAGACCGGCAAGGCGACGGCACTCACTGCGTTCCTTCTGTCGGCTGGCGTGATTGACGCAGCCAAGCCGCTTGCGGTGTTCTCGCCGTTCACGGCAGACATCGCCCGCAAGCTAGGCGTGGCAGACGTCGTGCTCTTCGAGCGTCGCGGCTCTGAATGGGCCGAAGTCTGACGGCATACCCGGTCTGTGATTGCCGGTGCTTCCCGTAGCGTCTGACGCATGAGCGACGAACTACGCGCAAAGATTGCCGAGACGGCATCCGGTCCCAAGCGGGTCCGCACCGACGCAGGCGAAGTCGAGGCACAGGATGTCGCCTCAATGATTGAGGCTGACAAGTACCTCGCGGCGAAGGCTGCGAGTACGGGCAGCAACACGCGGCGTGGACTGCGGTTCAACAAGCTCACGCCTCCAGGGACGATCTAGTGGGACTGTTGGGCAACCTGTTCACGCGAGGCAACAGGCCGCAGCCGGCGGCGGTGCCGGTGCGTGTCCGTGCAAAGTTTGACGCTGCCGAGAGGGGCGACGACTACCGCCACTGGTCAGCCGCTGACGCCTTCGCTGCCGATACCGCACTGTCTCCTGAGAAGCGGCGCACGATGCGGAACCGCGCTCGCTACGAGCGAACCAGCAACTCATACCTCGCCGGGATGTCGGCGACACTCGCTAACGACCTTGTCGGCACCGGGCCACGGCTGCAACTACTTGACGATTCCGAGTCTGCCCGCGTTGCCGAGAAGGCGTTTTTTAACTGGACGTGGCAGGTCGATCTAGCCGCCAAGCTCCGCACAATGCGTGAGGCTCTCGTCGTTGACGGCGAAGCGTTCGCCATGATGATCACCAACCCTCGCCTCCCTGGCGTGCAGCTTGACGTGCGGCTGGTCGAGGCAGAGATGGTGAGCGAGCCGGTCAACCCGGTGAGCCCAAGCGTTTCGCCGGATGGCTCGACCGTCGATGGTCTGGAGTTTGACGCAATCGGCAACGTCGTTGCGTACCGGGTGCTGAACTACCACCCCGGCGCAAACTTCAGGATCAACGCTCTTGAGTACCAGCGTGTGCCGGCAGCGCAGATTGTGCATTGGTTCCGCCCTCTGCGGCCCGGCCAGCATCGCGGGCTTCCCGAGGTGGCGCCGGCGTTGAAGCTCTTTGCACAGCTTCGCCGCTACACCGAGGCTGTCTGTGCTGCCGCCGAGACTGCTGCCGACTTCGCTGGATTCCTGCGGACGAACTCGCCTGCCGCCGAGGTGGACGAGGTCGAAGCGTTTGCTGAGATGCCCATCGAAAAAAGAACGATGGTCACGCTGCCAGACGGCTGGACTTTCGAGCAACTCAAGGCAGAGCAGCCGACATCCACGTACGCGATGTTTAAGCGTGAGATTCTGAACGAGATCGGTCGCTGCTTGCAGCTGCCTTTCAATATCGCTGCGTTGGATTCGTCGTCGTACAACTACGCAAGCGGTCGCATGGATCACCAAGTCTATGCGACTACGCAGAAAATCATGCGTGACGATCTTGAGCGTGTGATGCTCGACCGTCTGCTTGCCGCTTGGGTGAACGAAGCCGCGCTGGCTGGCGTGCTTCCCGATGGACTGCCGCCGTTCTCGGAATGGGAATGGTCGTGGCAGTGGGACGGCAAGGAACACGTTGACCCGTCCAAGGAAGCCAACGCGGCAGAGACTCGGCTCCGCACGCACACGACAACGCTGGCGACTGAATACGCCAAGCAAGGCAAGCAGTGGGATGTCGAACTGCGTCAGCGTGCCGCCGAGGTGGCGCTGATGAAGGAACTCAACCTCTTCGTTGACTTCACGCCGGAAACGAACTACGGCGGAACGCTCGACGAGAACGGCGAACCAATGGGAGCCAAAGAGTGAACGCAATCAAGTTGGATTCTGGCGTCACGTTTCTGCAAGCCGCCGACGGCGAATCGGCACCGGCTGGCAAGAAGTTCAGGATCGTCGCCTACACGGGTGCTCCTATCCGTCAGGGCTGGAGCCGCGAGCCTGTCGTGATCGACATGGCTGGCATGCAGCTGCCGGCGACTGTGCCCGTGGTGGTCGGTCACGACTACGCACTTGGTTCCATCGTCGGGCAGGGTCGCCCGTTTATCGAAGCCGGGCAGATCATCGTTGAAGGCGAGATCCTGGCCGACAACGAGAACGCACGTCAGGTCGCCGCTCTTGGTGCCGCTGGCTACCAGTTTCAGGCGAGCGTTGGTGCTGATGTCAGGCGGCACCAGAAGATTGACGCTGAAGGCGTCACCACCGTCAACGGCACTGCCCACATCGGGCCAGTGCGAGTCGTCAAAGCCTCATCGCTGCGTGAGGTTTCGTTTGTCACCTTGGGCGCTGATGCAGCTACCAGCGTCGCCATTGCCGCCGAAGAGGTGGCAGAGGAGTCAGTCATGGCGGACCACGCCAGCGAGAAGCCTGCC